GCCGTCGACATAGGTCAGGGACTTCGGCCCGGTCAGCAGGTGGTTCGAGAACAGGGACAGTTCCTGCACCGCCCACGAAGCCCGCACGCTGCCCGTCGCGCCGATCACCAGCAGGCGGCCGGCATTATCCACGAACACGACGCCTTCCGGTGTCAGCAGCGGACGGACGGTCGAGGCGCCATCCGGGCCGATCCGGTTGAAGCTGACGCGCGTCGGGGTCAGGGGCGAATTCTCCGACTCCGGAACATAGTAGCAGGCCCGGTCGGTCAGCAGCACCAGCTGCTCGGAACTGATCAGGTGGCGGATGGTGGCGTTCTGGTCGTCGCCCAGCGCTTCGATGAAGGCGTCCGCATCCTCCGCCTGACCGAGGTCAAAGTCGTTCTCGAAGCCTGTGGCTGACGCAGCAACGGCGTTCGGGGCCTGCGGGAAGCCGGCGATGATCAGGCGGTTGCGGTGCAGGACGCCGGCGCGGGGATAGCCCCGGACGGACGAAATCATCTGCTCATCCCAGATCACTGACGCGGCCGCGGTCGCCGCCGACGGGGCGCCGCTGACCGTCGTGGAGGCCGAAGGGCCATCCAGCGTCTCGGTGTCTGCGAAATAGGTGTAGCCGAAGCTCAGGGTGACGATCAGGCTTGTGCCATCCGGAATGGACGAGATGACACCCTCGGCGCCCGATGTGTCGCCCGTGACCACTTCTCCGACCTGGAATCCTGCCGACGAGGCCACCGTCACGTCAATCGTCGGATAGAGCGCGGTGATCACCGTTCCCGTCGCCGTCGTCGCATTGGTGACGGCCGTAATCAGGATCTCGTTGCCGATATAGCGGAACCGCGTACCCACATGGCCCGCTTCGAACAGGTCGTCCGAGGACGTCAGCGTGATCGATCCGGTCAGTGCCGACGGGGTGAGCGAGATGCCCTTCGTCGCACTGAACCGCCAGTAGGGCTGCGAGATCGTCGAACCGATGCTGGATTCGAAGTCGATGTCCGCCAGAGTCCAGACGCCGTTCGTGTACGTCAGCTGCTGGGGAAAGAAGTCGCCGAAGAAATAGAACCGGTTGTCGCCGTTGACGTGCACGATGTCGTCGATGTCGGCTTCGCCCCACGGCGCAACCAGCGTGTCCTCGAGCGTGCCGTCGGTCTCGTAGATGTCGAGCTGGCCGTCGGTCATTACCAGCCCGCGGATCTCGTCGCCCACGAGGTCGAACATCTCGATCCGGCGCTTCACGCCATTCGTGTTCTTGGCTTTCGGAACCGAGCCCGGGCGCCGCCGGATGCCGCCGGCGTTGGCGATGATGACGTTGCGGAGCGCCTGTGCCGACTCGTTCTGAAGCTCCTCCTCCGCACGCTGAAGGAACTCCGGGCCGACCTCGCCTGTGGTGAAGGCGTTCTGGAACCTACGTCGACGAGCCATGACGACGATAGCCCTTGAAGACCTGCACCATGCGCGGGTTCGGATTGACAGGGCGGCCGCGAATCTGGCGCTTGTCGCGCACCATGCCGCGGCGCAGTTTCTTTTCGGCCAGTTCGTCCAGCGCCTCGGCGGCGTTGTCGTCTGACAACAGACCGCGCTTGAGCGCCGCCTGCAGCTTCTTCACGATGCCGTCGGCGAAGTCGGCCGGCCAGCGCGCTTCCGGAACCCGCCAGGTGTAGTGGCCATAGAACGTCGAATCCCAGTCGAGGATCGGCAAGCCTTCATCGGTTTCTTCGACGTCCACAACGCGACCGTCAGGGCTACCGTAGGTGATGTAGCGCAGGTTCAGGATGTCGGCCGGCAGCGCGTAGACGTAGCGGCCTTCGGGCGTCTGGGACCGCTTCACCAGCAGGGCCGACTTCTTCGCCCAGGCGTAGGCGTGTTTCGTCAACGCCTCCTGGACGATCAGCTCGTAGTGCGAGTTGAGGACCCGCGCCTGGGCGGACGTCTCCGCCTCCGACACCATCGGCTTTGCACCGATGCCGGTCAGGGCGGCGTTCTTCACATTGATGGGGGCGGCGAAGACTGTCATGCGCTGAAAATCAGCGCAGAGCCCTTCTTTACGAACGCACTAGTTCGCGGACTTGCGCTGCTCGGCGGCGGCCTTGATGAAGTTGAAGAACACGTCCTTGGGCACGTCATGGCCAAGGCGTTCTTCGAGGACCGACTTTTTCGGATAGCCGGAGGCAGTCAGGTCGTCTGCCTTCAGGTCAGCGCCGATCTTGGCATGAAGCGCCATCAGGTCGTCGACCGTGGTTTCCGGGTTGGTGGATGGAGCGGCGCCTTCGGCCGGGGAGGAGTCGGCCTTCGGCTCTGCCAAAGGGGGCGACAGTCGCTCCATCCACTTCCCTTGCGGGCCCTCGTAAGGGAATTCCTCGTCCGGCTCGATTACCTTGCCGTTCGCAAATCCTCGTTCGAGAGCCCGGTAGCGTGTCATCAGGCGTTCGTCTGAATAGCCGGGACGATGCCCGCCTTGATCTTGCCGGCGGTCGCGTTCGAGCCGCCCACCGTATAGCGAAGGCCCAGGTAGCGCAGGTGCGGACCCAGCGGCAGGTAGATCACCGGGAACTTGTAGCCTGCGACCAGCGAGGCCGCCGCAACGGCGCCGGACGACGCATGGACACGCGAGGACGTCAGGGCCGCAGCGTCCGACGTTTCCAGCGTGATCGTCAGCGAGGTCAGGGTCGCGAACGTTTCCGTCACCTGCACGAGGATCGGGATCGGGTCGCCGGGGCCGAGGTCACGGGTCAGCGCGGAGCCGGCCTTGTAGACCGTGCCGGTGGCCCGAAGGTCCAGCACGTTCTCCGAGATCGCAGTCGCGGTGACGGCCTGATGGTCCGAGAGGATGGTCTGCTTCGAGAAAATCATGTCAGGTCTCCTGCTGCCTCGTCCGCTTACGGAACCAGCGATTCGGTGTTGAGGATCGCTTCGCACTCGCGGATCGGGATGCCGCGCCAGGTCATCACTTCCTGACCCTGGATCTCCATCGGGCGCAGCTGGACGAAGTTGTCGCTGGCGCCGCGGTTCGAGCCTTCACGGTCGAGCTGCAGAAGCACGTCGCGGTTCATGTAGATGACCTGACGGGCGTTCGGCGTGCCGTCCGCATTGTCACGGGCCATCTGGCGCGACTTCAGCTTGTAGTACGCCTGCGTCATCAGGTCGTTGATGTCGAGGTTGCCCGCCGCCATTTCGCTGACGTCGATGTTCGCGACCCGGGCATTGTAGCGCCAGTCCTTGACCGCCACGCCCATGTGCCAGGTGAACTTTTCTTCTTCGACGTAGTACGGCTTGCTGGCCGCATCGAGGACGCGCTGACGGCCCATGTCCTCGCGCTTCACGCCGCCGGCCGAACCCTTCGGATAGAGGATGTGGGTGAAGCGTTCGCCCCACGTCACGAACCAGATCGAGGTGTTGTCGGAACCGGCACCGCCGGCCTTCACGACCTGGTTGCCAGCGCCGCCGCCCGAAGACGTGGCATAGCGTGCGGCAAGGCCCTTGAACTTCTCGGGCGTGGTAGCCGTGTCGTGATAGAACAGGCCGGTCGCCATCTCCTGGTTCATGGCTTCGAGGAAGGCCATAGCCTCGTTGAGGCGGACCTGGCTGCGCATCTCGTTCGCCGGATACATCGCAAGCAGGCGCTCATCGATGGTCGACAGCGCTTCGAGGAAGCCGGTCGTGTCCGTGACCTGTTGCGTGGTCGACTTGCTCTGGTCGATACCCTGATAGAGCGCGCCCCACGAGACCGACGGCAGGCCGGTGCGGATCGTGTGGATATGCTCGTTGCCGGAGTTACACTCCATGGCGAGCGCATCCTGCAGGATCGGGTTGTGTGCGTGCAGGAGTTCGATGACGGCAGCGATGCTGTCGCCTTCGCGCTGACGAACAACATCGATCAGGTCAACAAAGGTGTTGGCGAGAGTGGCCATTGGTCAGCTCCTTGGCTTAGGAATACAGGCGCTCGGCAAAGGACTTCGTGTCCGCCTTGCCGTTCGGTTTCGGATTGGCAGTCGAAGTGCCGTTGATCTTTGCAATGATGGTTTCGATGGCGATGACGTGCGCGGCGGTCGTCATCGACTCGATCAGCGGCGCCACGAGCGCGCTGTCCTTGCCGAATGTCTGGGTCAGGCCGCGGCTGGCAGCGAGGACACGGGCCTCTGCCGCCTTGCGGTCGGTGTCGAGCTTGGCGTACTCGGCCGTCTGGACTTCCTTGGCCGCCTCGGTGTTGACGTCATAGGCGCTCTTGATGATGTCGCCGTAGATCGCCATCAGGCCGTCGGTGGCTTTCTGGCCGATGTTGTTCGCCTTCGCCCATTCCTTGAACGAGCCGACGATCGGGTCGGCCGGGTCGAGCTTGACGACTTCGCCGTCCGCGCCCTTGAGGTCGAACGTCTCGGGGAACTTGAGTTCGTAGTCGGCGCCCTCGCCCGGAAGGTCCGTATGCACACGGCCCAGGGCCTCTGCGATCTTTTCGAGATCCGGCTGGCCGTCTTTCAGGAAGGCATCGCCGAGTTTCGCCAGAGCCGGATCAGCAAGCGGCTTCGGCTCCGCTCCGGCCTCAACCGCCGCGGCGACTGCGGGCTTTGCTTCCGGGGCCGGCTGGGCCTCGGGCTTTGCTTCCGGCTGCGGATTGTCGGTCGTCACTGGGCTCGGCCTCGTTCATCATGCGAACTATTCGAGCCGCGAGTCTCCGTTCGACCGCGTTTTCCCTTAACGCACTCTCTGGCGCCCCCTCGACCGGAAGGCGGGCCATAAGGTGCAGGAAGAAGGCTTCGATCACCGCGCCGTCAGGGGTGTTCCGGATGTTGGAAAACGCTTTGGAAACACGGGTTTGCGCCGGTTCCCCCTGCTTTCCGACGACAATATCTGCGAATTTTCGAATGGGCGTTTTCGTCATGCCTGACCGCGCGAAGTGAGGTTCCGCATATTCTGCAGAAGTTGTTGTTCTTGCTCGGTGCGCTCATCGAACGGCTTCAGTTTGAGCAGCTTGTCGCCCATTTTTTCGCGCCATTCCTCGATCGTTCCCGCTGCATCGACGTTGGCCAGGAACGACTCGCCGAAGATGCCCATCGCCGACTGGGACAGCTGCATAGAGCGGGACACTTCGTCCGCATCCGACGTTTTCGCGACCGGGGAATCGAAGGCGACCTGCACGACCTGACCGTCGATCTCGATCGGAGGCGTTTCGCCCTGGCGTTCCAGAATCCAGTTGAAGCGCTGCAGGATGGGCAGCACCCATTCCTTGTAAATCCGGATGCGGGAGATTTGCAGCCGGCGGTCGGTGTTGGCGCGCTCGTCGATCCACTGGGCGGCCGACGGCGGCGTCTTGCCCTTCTGTTCGGGCTCGTCGACGAACATCGCCCGCTTCACACGCTGGACGTGGATCTCACGCTCGAACAGCGCCGGGTTCAGATCGCGCTCGAACATCAGGGATTGCAGGTCTGTGCCCTTCTCCATCGGCAGGGCCATGCCGGCTTCGATGCCACCATCCGGATTGAACACGCCATCTTCGGTATAGGCGAAGGGCGGGTCGACCGACTTGGCGAGGTTCTTCAGGAACAGGAATCCCATCTCCTGCAGGACGCGCGCCGATGGCAGAGCCTGCATGGCCGGGCCCGGACCCCATGACGAATAGGCCGCATCCTGCCAGCGCAGGCCGTACACGGGCGCCGCACCCTCACCGTCCAGCATCTTCCGGCAGCAGACCCGGTTGTTGACGATCAGGAAGAACACCCACGCGCCATCGCCCTCGCCGCGGTGGGCGCCCTGGATCACCGTGCAGTCGGTGTTCGGCTGCAGGCGGGCGTACTTGGGGTCCTTCTGGATTTCCTCGATGTCGTCCGGGAACAGGGACGCGAGGTGTTTCTTCTTGGTGATGAACTCCATCGCCCGCATGTCGAGATCGCCGTTCGGGCCGGTATCATCCAGAAGTCCGGACATGACGATCGGCGTGCAGCGGATCTTCTTTCCGCGCGGCGCATACGGGATGACGATGCCGCCTTTCGAGCCGGCCATCTCGAGATAGACCTGCTGGCTCTGCTCGTAGAAGTCCGACTGGCGGATGAGGTCGTAGATTTTCTTCTGGCGCTGTTCAATCAGCGGCTTGGCCTGCGTGAGGATCGCCTGGTTGTAGGTGCCGACGGGCTTCAGGTCCGCCCACGGCTTATAGTGCGGCGTGAACAGGTCCGACATCAGCGCAGCGAAGTCGTAGACCGCATCCTGCAGCGTCGTGTCGAAAATGTCCGCCTGCTCATCGAAGGTCCGCGGCGTCGAGGACACCAGCGCCGACGAGATCGGCTGGCGCCATGGCAGGGCCAGCTCATAGAACTTGTTCAGCGCCTCGGAGAAATGCGTGCGGTCCTGACGCGCATTCTGGATACGGTCCATCAGCTCGGCGTCGAGCTTCCGGCGTTCGGCTTCCTCCGCCTTTTCTTTGTTCGTCGGGTACATGGCGGATCAGTTTTCCTGACGGGGCTGCAGCGACAGGCCGCCGGATGATTGGCGCACGAAGGGCGAGGTCAGGCCGCCTCCGGACGATCCGG